GCATCACAGACTTGAAAGTTTCCTACTTGTGGTTCTCTACCTATATATGCCATTATTCAACTCCCATTAATGCTTGGATTTCATCATCATTTAATCCCAAATCTTTTAACTTTTGTTTACCAGATGCTTTTTTATTTGCTTTTGTTGTTTCAGCATCTAGTCTTGCCTGTTCATCTATTACAGCTTGGTTTTCTTCTGCTTGTCTTGCAGTAATTTCTTCTGCTGTCATGTCTGTTAAAATTCCATTTACATATTTTTTCATAATTTAATCCTAATTAATTCCATAAAGTTTAAAAGTACCAAGATCAATATTTCCTGAACTCATATAAAATCTTACACCATCAACTGCTGAAGTTGAATTATAAAAACCACCAACGATTGTTTTGTTACCTCTACCACCAGCTGATATGCCAGTTGCATCTGCTTGAAACATTTTACTAAAAGTTGTTCCAGATGGATTATGTAAAATAACATTACCACTTGATGATTCGTTTGAGGCATTTCCTAAATTATGATTTAATTTAAAACCACTACCAGTACTATCAGAAAAAGAAATGACACCTGCATCACTTTCTCTACCTATTCCACCATAAATATAACTAGTATCAGTTTTAAATGTGCTTGATATACTAATTCTCATTTGTAATTGAACACTATCTGTTGCTGGATGAACATCTGTAAAAGAAATCATATAGTTTTTATATGTGCTATCAATTCCAGAAGTAAAATCTACTTGTGAAACACCACTTGTTACATTTGTTGTTGCTAATAAAACATGAACTCCACCACCAATTAAACTAGCATCTAATCTTTTTAATACACCAGCATCACTAATTAAAAATTCATCTGTATCAGCAGGAGAGGTTGCTAAAGCTGTTTGACCAGTAATAACTGCTGGGTCAAGATCACTTGCAACGATTGCTTTGTTAGCTGGTTTGTTTCCAATATAAGCCAATTAAAACTCCTATGTTATTTCCATTATAGAAAGTGTGCCTGATAATTTATCAGCAACAGAACAATCAATTTGAATTTTATCTCCAGTTTCTAATACAACTTTTCCACCAGATAAAAGTTCTAAAGAACTTCCAGATGGAATAGATACATCTTTAACTAACATTGATGTGCCATTAGCTACATTGTTAGCACCACCTCTATTTGATGTTGTAGAAACTAATTCTACTTCTGCTGTTACCGCAGTTGTATGAATATTTGCAAGTACCAATCCTAATACAACTGTTGTTGTACTAGATGCTACTGTGTACATAACATAAGGAGTTCCTGCTGACGCTGGTTCTGCTGCAAATGTTACTGTCTTAAATGTGTTCGCCATTTTTTTTATTACTCCTTAATTATTGTTTTATATATTATCCTAAAGCTATTGCAAGAGCTGTTGGATCATCTGTAGAAAATCCTTGAGCTGACATTAGGGTTACTACTCTTGATAAAGCTGCTTTTTTATTTGTACCACCTGCTCCATCATCTACTATTATTAAATCAGATGTAGTTAAATCTGCACCTATATCAGATCCACCATCAATATTTAATGCTGTTAAAGAAACTTTATTAGCTGTTCCAATAGTTCCTAATTTTGTGTCTGCAATACTATTAACTGCAAGGGTAATATTTCCTGATGAAGTAATAGGTGTATTGCCAACTGTAAATTCTCCAGCACCAGAATCTGCTATTCCAATTTGAGTAACAGTTCCAGAATTACTTGGTGTAATTACAGTATAAGTAATTGAAGTTGAGCCAACTGATCCTGTGTTATCTGTTGTACATAAAAATATTTTATTGTCATTAGCTGAACCTTGATTAACTACAACCATTCCACCAGATAATTCAGCAATACTATCATGTTCTGGATCTCTTGAAGCTGCACCACTTGATACTGCTAAGTATAATCCATTTTCACTAGCTGTACTTTGATCTTTAACTAAAACTCTATCTCCTGCAACAAGTGTAACACCATCTATAGCATCACCAGCTTCTAAACCATTTGTTAAATTTACATTAGCAGTAGATGCACACTCTGCAATAATTCTAGTTCTTAATCCAGCAACTGCTTGGTCAACATAAGATTTTGTAGATGCGTCTGAGTTAGAAGATGGTTCACCTAATCCTGTAACTGATCCACCTGATATTGAAACATTGTTTGCTGCTTGTGTAGCAATTGATCCTAGTCCTAAAGAAGTTCTAACAGTAGCACCAGTTTCTGTTACAAAATTTGATCCATCACCAACAATAAAATTACTATCAGTTGGTGTTAGTCCAGCAATATCTGTAAGTTGTGCATCACTAGCTTGTTTAGCATCTAGTTGAGTTTGAATTGCAGATGATACTCCATCTAAATATCCTAGTTCAGTTGATGTAACTGCACTAACTTCTACTTTACCAGATCCATTAGATGTTAAAGCTCTTGAAGCTGTTAAATCTTCAGTATCAATTGTAGTTGCTGCACCAGTAATAGTTGCTTGTTTTGCATTAAGTTGTGTTTGAACATTTGAACTTACACCATCAAGATAACCTAACTCTGTTGAAGTTACATCTGATACTGCAATTTTTTGAGAACCATTAGAAATAACAGCTCTGTTTGCAGTTAAACTTTCTGTATCAATTGTTGAAGCTGATCCAGTTATAGTAGCATTTTTTGCATCTAGTTGTGTTTGAATGGCACTTGATACACCATTTAAATATTGAAATTCTGTATCTGAAATTGTTCCATCTGCAATTTTAGTTGCAGAAATTCCTGTAGGTATAGAGTCATTAGTTTTTGATAAAGCACCTACATAGACATTTGTAATAGCTTCGTTAGATAAATTTCCACTATCCCAAGTTACATTGACAGTTGTGTTTGTAGAAAAAGATGATGAACTAATTGTTCCGTAAATAGTTCCTGGTGTAGAAGCTGTTACTTTAATTCTTCTACCTGCATGGTAAAAAGAAGTTACATTTGCACTAGCAATTGTAAAAGATGTAGCTGATGCGTAAGCTGCTGTATAAGCACCTGATCCATCACCATATTCTACCCATTGACTATCGTTAAACCATTCTCTTGTATTCTTCATCAATGCTCTAATTGCATTGTTTAGATTAGAAGGTAACATTCCTTCTGCTGTAGAAATACTATTAAGTGTTGTATTGTCAGCTTGTACTGTTGAGTAATCTTTTATTCCTGCCATTTAATCTCCTAAGAACCAAGCAAATGCTTTATTATTTTCTTGATTTTTTTCATTTATTAATGCGTTAATAGCTTCTTCAATTTGTCTTTGAAAAAACTCTTGTGTTTCAAAACTGTATCTAACATTATCTATATCAGTTTTATCTGTCATCTCAACCCTGATCTTGATGCAACTAAATCTATTCCTTGTGCATCTTTCCAAGCTCCTCCACTTGGTATTTTAACATTAACTTTAACATATCTTCCAGATTGTCTTACTGGATTAATACCTGTTGAGTTCATACTTGAAACAGTTGATTCTGTAGCACTATCAGCAAGTCTATCTCTAGTTTTTAAAGTAACTGTAGCTGTTGCATCTACTATAGGTCTTACACCTATTATAGACGATCTTGTTCCTGGAAACAACTCTAATTCTGTAGTTTCTATTTCTCCAATATTATCTGTACCTGAAAAAATTGCAGCTTTGTAATCACTATCAATAGCACCAAGTAATAATTGTCCACCTGACCAAAAATCAGTATCTAATGATATATTAATATTATCTAAGTTTTCTGAAATAATATCCATAAGTTCTACTGTGTAAGCACCAACGAATTGTGAAAATATTGTACTAGCATTGGTAGTAGCAGTTGACCATTTTTGAGTAGCATAATTATAAATTAAAACTTTATCACATATACCAGTAGTATTAGATGTATCAGCAGAAGATGGATATAACCAAATTGCTAATTGATTAAAAGGATCTGTAGCTGCAACTATTCTATCAGCGAATGCTTTGTTTAAATCTAAATCAAAAAATCTATTTACTTTCTCTGCACCTATTGCTGTAACTTGATCTCCATTAACTTCAAAGAATCCATCATCAGCATAAAAAAAAACTCTACGATTATCTTGGCAAACTGTTCTTCCATATACTGCACCTCTATTAGGTGAAATTACTGATAGTCTAAATACTGTTGCACCACCGACATAGTCCATTCTAATTATTTGGTTTTGTCTAAATACATAACCAATCTCTCCAGATGTTATGTGAACAATTTGTCCACCTGATCCTGGTAGGTCTTGTAAGTCTGATTGTTTAGTACCTGATTCCCAAGTTGTAATATCATTAATTCCAGACCATTGTATTCTATTGGATGCACCAACATGATTACCTGTTACTAAAAAATCTCTTATGACACCTGAACATTTAAATACTGGTACAGTACCTGATGTTCCGATAGTTGATAGGTCTGCAAAAGCAGATGAAGTACCCATTAAATAAAATTGTGGTGCATCTACACCATTACTTACAATTACATAATTACCGAATTGAGTAAATGTAACATAATCTGTTTCATCTCCAGTTAAAGGAGTTCCACCATAAAAACTTGTTACAGTTAATCTAGCTGTATCAGATGATTCGTTTACTAAATTAACATTACCTACAACAGCTCTTGTTACAGTTACAACTGCATTTGATACAGTTGCTGAAAAATCTGCATGACCATTAATAGTATTTTTTAAATTTGTTGCAGTTGTGTCGTTATTTGTTTGAACTTGAAATTGATTTGTAGAAGGTGATCCAGTTACTGAAGTAAAAACAATAGATGTATTATCATTTTTTTTTAAAGTTATTGTTTTACCTGCACCAATATTTGCATAATCTGAAACTGTAATTGTGCAAGTTGCAAAAGCATTATTTAATAATTTTCCTCTTGCACCTTTTTCTGTAAAAGATCCACCAGTTAATTCAAAAATAGTTTCTTGATTAGCTACAAAGTTAAATACAGTATTAGCATTATCTCTGAAAGAACCTGCACCTCTTGAATCTTTTGTAATAGTATTTGTAGAATAATTAACTAATGAGGGAAATCTTTTATAAGAATTTAAAGCATAGTAAACATTGTTAGCTACATTAGCACCAGGATTATTATGTTCTGGTTGATCTGGTAACCATTCGCCAAAAGGTATTTGCATTATTTTCCTACTTTTTTAATAGCTTTTTTGTGAGCTTTACTAAAACTCATTCCTTGTATCATTTCTTTAAGCATTATACTCATGTGTTTTTTACTATGATGAGGAGAGTGTTTTTTTATTAATTTTTTTTCTCTTTTATCTATCATGTTGTTTATCCATTATTGCTTGTTATAATTCTTGATACATCATTAAACGCACCAGAAACAGTTACATCACCTCTTTGTTGTAAAGGTGCATTACCATATTGATCTTCTCTGTCATTTCTTTCTAATCTTTCAAGTGATGTTGAATACATTTGTTGCCATTGTTGAACTTGTCTTGGTTCAATACCACCTAAAAAATTAGCAGCATGATATAAAGAACCATACAAATATATAGATGGATGATGAGTTAAAATATAATTTGAAGTATTTGAATCTGATAGTGCTGCAAATTTTGCATAATAATTTAATGTTCCTGTATATGAAGAAGATGGAATAGGTGCAAATCTAAAATTATCTCCAAGTATAGTATAAGTTTGTGGTAAACCAGATGTAGAGCTACCTCTTATTTCATCCATTTGTGCAGGTGTAATATATTTTAAAGAATGTTTAGTGCCACCTTCAGTTATAAAAAAATCTCTTATTTGTAAAAAATCAGCAGGTATAGATTCTGTTTCTGAATCTATTGTAATAGAAGTAGATGTAATCATTTTTCTAACTCTTAATTTAGAATTTAAATCTGCTTCTGTTAATATAATAAAATCATCAGATATTTCTGATGTTAAGTCAGTTCTATTTAACCAGTTTGCTATTGATGTTTTTAAATCTGAATAAGTTGCTAATGCCATTATAATTTACCTTCTGCTGTTTTAAAATATTGAAACTCATTACTATTTAATTTTGTTTTTAATATTTTATTTTGAACTTCTCTAGGAAGTGCAAACCAATTATTATCACCATTATACTCTTTTGCCCAGACACTTAAAGCTAAAGTTGGAATACTAGCTACTCTTTTTAAATCTCTTGATTTTGAATAACCATCATCTTGATTTAATAATATTTTATTATGTTTTAAATGAGGATCTATATTAACTTCTTCATTTACAACAATTTTATTTTCCATTTCGTCTAAAGAAAATGTTTCTTTTTTTAGACCATCAATAGTTACATCTTTTTTCATCTGCCTTGACCTTTGTATCTAGTTAGTTTCTTTTGAAGTTTTTCACTTTTGTTTAAAGATTTTTTATGACAACCAGGTCTTTTTTTAGGCTGATCTCTTGGAACAAAGTGAGTAAACTTTTGTTTAGCCACTAAGCACTCATTTCAGTAACATATACATTTGTAGATGAACCATGAAATACTGCAATCTTTTCGCCAGGTGAAACTTTTAACATTTCTATTTCACCAGATGGTAATAAAGCTGATGTTGCACTTGCAGTAGGTGAACCACCTAAAACAAAATGACAATTAGCATCTCCAACTACTCTTATGTATTCAGTTTGTGAACCAAATGCAGCAGAAGCTGTTGAGGAATTATTTGTATTAAGTTTCTGTGTAGTACCAGGTCTTAAAGCATAATTGTAACTCATATTTTTTTCTCCTAATTTTAAGGGGGAAGTACCGCTAGGTAAGATCCCCCAAATTATTGTTATATACTATTATCTTCTAATTACGAAAGTAATTTCCATTTTAGAAGTATTTGTTGAACCACCATTAGTGATACATTCAATAGTACCATCTTCAGCAACAGTATTTAAAGCTGTTGGAGCAGCAGTTGCTACTCTACCAGCAGATCCTGATGCAGTATGACTTATAGCACCACCAGTTACTGCAACACCACCTATTTCAAAAGAGATAGCTGCTGTGCCAGTTGTAGTTGCTTTGTTGTGAGTGATGATTTTTACAATTTTTCCACCATCAGGTACACAAACAAAAGTTGATGAAGCTGTTGAAACATCTGGAATTGCAGATGTTAAAAAGTAATCGTTTAATGTTCTCATTTTTTTATCCTATTTATTTGCTTCGTTCCGTCATTGACTTCAAAGACCAAACAAAATTGTTAATTGAATGATGGGGGATAATTCCCCCACCACTTTAGATTTA